TATTGCTGCTGATGAGGATTACGCCGATAGCAGGCCGACTCAGCAGAACAAGAGTGTAGTGGTCGCTCCAGTAAAAAGAAATTCGACCCCACCACGCAAAATCCAGCTATCGGCATCCGAAGTCGCAATCGCTAAGCGCCTCGGATTGACAATCGAGCAGTACGCTGCTGAGAAATTGAGGTCCATGAATGGATAAGCGCACACCTCGCGAAAGCGATAATCGCGAAGCTACTTCGCGCAAGAAGTCTTGGGCTCCGCCCACGGTTCTTCCCGAACCAGATAAGAAGGATGGCTGGCGTTATCGCTGGGTCCGCACCTCCACTCTGAATAGCTCGGACAACACAAATGTTTCGTCTAAGTTCCGTCAGGGATGGGAGCCTGTAAAGGCAGAGGAGCATCCTGAAATAACTGTGTTGCGTGACCGTAATTCGGATTTCAAGGAAAATATTGAAGTTGGTGGCCTTCTTCTCTGCAAGGCCCCGGAAGAAACAATGACTGAGCGTGACGCCTACTACCGTCAGACTGCCCAGAATCAGATGGTCTCCGTGGAAAACAACTTCATGCGTGAAAACGATCCGCGTATGCCGCTCTCCAAGCCGGAGATCACAACGCGGGTAACATTTGGCAAAGGGCGGGGGTAAATCCCGCCTCATAATGAGGTAATAACATGGCTTCTACAGCAGCCCCCTATGGCCTGCGCCCTGTTAATCTTATCGGCGGTCAGCCCTATGCTGGCTCCACCCGTCTGATCAAGATTGCAAATGCGTATGCCGCGAATATCTTCTACGGCCAGCCTGTTGCCATCAACGCTTCCGGCGTTGTTGTTGCAGAAACTGGCACCACCACCATTGCCTCGACTGGCGTTGTTGGTGTTTTTGTTGGTTGCACCTTCACAGACCCGAACCTGAAGTACAAGATCTTCAAGCAGTACTGGCCCACTGGCACAGTCGCCACTGACGCTTTCGCGTATGTGGTCGATGACCCGGATGTCGTGATGCAGGTTCAGGCCGACGATACTGTCCCGCAGACAGCGCTTGGCATCAACATTGGCTTCAGCACGTTCTCTGGTGACACTGCCACTGGCAACTCGGAAACATCTGCTGATGTGGCTTCTCTTGCCACCACAGCAACGCTGCCGCTTCGCATCATTGGCTTTGTTGACGGTCCCGAGTCTGCGGTTGGTGATGCTTTCACCGATCTTCTGGTCAAGTGGAACATGCCCGCTGCTGTTTACACAGCAAGCGATACCAACGCTCAGAACGCGACTGTTGTGATGGCTCGTGGCCATTCCTACATGAACCCGACTGGCGTGTAATAGGAGAATATAGAAAATGGCTATTTCACGCGCACAACTTCTCAAGGAACTGCTTCCGGGCTTGAATGCCCTGTTCGGTCTTGAGTATAAGAAGTACGAAAACGAAGACGAGGCGATCTACGAAACAGAAACCTCCGAGCGTTCGTTTGAAGAGGAACTGAAGCTTTCGGGCTTCGGCACTGCCCCGGTCAAGGCCGAAGGCTCTGCCATCTCCTACGATAACGCGCAGGAAGTCTGGACCGCCCGTTACAACCACGAAACAATCGCTATGGGCTTCTCCATCACCGAAGAGGCGATGGAAGATAACCTGTACGATTCGCTCTCCTCGCGCTACACCAAGGCTCTCGCCCGTTCGATGGCCTACACGAAGCAGGTTAAGGCGGCTTTCCCGCTGAATAACGGCTTCTCTGGTGGTTCGTTTGTGTCGGGTGACGGCGTTACGTTGTTTAACACTGCCCACCCTCTGGTGTCTGGTGCCACAAACAACAACACGCAGTCCACCCCCGCCGATCTGAACGAGACCTCGCTTGAGGCCGCTGTGATTCAGATTGCTGGTTGGAAGGACGAGCGCGGTCTGCTTATCGCGTCTCGCCCGCGTAAGCTGATCGTTCCGCCGAACCTGATGTTCGTGGCTACGCGCCTGTTGGAGACTGAACTCCGCACAGCAACTGCCGACAACGACATCAACGCGATCAAGACCAACGGCACGATCCCGGAAGGTTACTCTGTAAACCACTACCTTACAGACACCGATTCGTATTACCTGATCACGGACGTCCCGAACGGCATGAAGCACTTCGTTCGTACACCGATGTCTACATCTATGGATGGCGACTTTGACACAGGCAACGTGAGGTACAAGGCCCGAGAGAGATACAGCTACGGGGTGAGTGATCCGCTCGGAATTTGGGGCTCGCCGGGAGCCTAACAAAATAAAGAGGGGCTACCGCCCCTCTTTCCCCCTTGCGTTTAATTTGTGGAATCTTTCTTTGTATTCTTCAAATTTTGAATAATCAATGGGCTCCTGAAGTTTGCCTCTCGGCTTCTTCGGGGGCCTATTTTTCTTCCAAAAATCTATAAATTCTATTGCGAGTTCAGCTACTTCTTTCTTTCGAATGAGGTATGGTAGAATGTCGGTAAGGACTTTTTCAGAGTCATTCATGTCTGCGTCCCATCTCCAAGCGTCAGCTTGATTTGCGCCGAGACGTTTTGTCCAACAAAGTCTGTTTACTCCGGTTATCTTGGCGACATGCTCAAGAACGCCGGGGCTGGTTTGAGTGATTTGTATGCGGATTCCAAAGTATTTCTTTCCGTGCGCTTTAATGCACTGAAGGCCAATACAGCCTTCTCCGTCTATGAAGCCAGCAAGCCAAGCTTTTTCCAAATCCGTCATGTGAATTCTCCAAGTTATAGTGAACAATAACATGGATTTTCGCCTGATACAATACCGGGTAATCCGGCCTTTCAGACTGTCCCGGCAGACGCTTGCAGAGACTGACTGGCCTTCTCCTGCAAGGAAAATTTAAATGGGTATCACCACCTTCTCTGGCCCCATCCGGGCTGGTAATATCAATACCACGACTGGCACAACTCTTGGCGAGGATGTGCGGAATGTGGGTTCTGTTGTGATGGCGCAGGTTGTTCCTATCACTCAGGCGGCAACCGCCACAGCCCTCGGCACGGTTATTGTGCTTCCGGCGAACAGCCACATCCTGAACATCCAGATGCTCAACACTGTGGCATGGGATGCCACAAACACCCTGAGCATTGGCACCACCGTCACGGCAACTGAGCTTGTGGCTCTCACAGCCATGCCTGTTGGCCTCGTTGGTCTCAACCCCGGCACAGATGCTACTCGCACCGCCAACTGGGATGACACCGGAACAACCGACAAGCGCATTTTCGTTAAGTCTGCAAACACAGGCACTGGCGTTGGCACTCTTACAGTTCGGTATATTCAGGCCCACGAACTCGCCTCCAGCCCGTAATGGCTTTTATTTAATAAAATGGGCGTGGCATACCTCGCCCATTAAATCAGGAGGTCTGAATGGTCCTTTATCTTGGTGATGTTAAATCAAATGTGGCGACATCCAGCAGCACAGTCGTTGGTGGCCCCGCCCGCGTTCGTGGCATTTATTACACAGCGAACGCCAGTGTTGGCTCGATTGTCGTGAAGGATGGTGGTTCTGGTGGAGCGACTGTCCTCACAATCGCAACTCCCGTAAGCGGCTATGGGAGCATTCCTGTTCCCGGAGATGGCATTCTGTGCACATCGAATGTGTATGTTGCCATGACAAATCTGGCTTCTGTCACGGTGTTTTACGGGTAAGGGGTCGGTATGCCAGATGTTTCTTCGATGTTCTTTTGGTAAAGAAAGAAAATGGCTAAAACCCCAACTTGGCAGCGCAAGGAAGGCAAGAACCCCAAAGGCGGTTTAAATGCCAAGGGTCGTGCCTCCGCAAAGAAGCAGGGTATGAATCTCAAGCCTCCGCAGCCTGAAGGTGGTGCCCGAAAGAAGTCGTTTTGCGCCCGCTCTGCTGGCCAGATGAAGATGTGGCCAAAGGCCGCGAAAGATCCAAACAGCCGCCTTCGTAAGGCACGTAGAGTGTGGGATTGTTAGATGGGCCGCACTAACGAAAAGCTTTGGTCTTCTGTGAAGTCTTCCGTGAAGGCTGGCTCCAAGGGCGGTAAACCGGGTCAATGGTCTGCCCGCAAGGCCCAGTTGGCGGGTAAGCTTTATAAGGATCGCGGTGGCGGATATAGCGGCCCGAAGACGGCGGCGCAGAAATCTTTGACCAAATGGTCAGATGAGTCTTGGGGCACAAAGAGCGGGAAACCCTCCGGCAAAACTGGAGAGCGCTATCTCCCAAAGAAAGCCCGCGAATCTCTTACCTCGAAAGAATATGCCTCCACAACCAAGGCGAAGCGTGAAGGCACAAAGAAGGGCAGGCAGTTTGTCCCGCAACCCAAAAAGATAGCCGCAAAAACGGCGAGGTTTCGGTAAAAATGGACAAGGTTGAAGTTTCGGTTGCGAGGATGGAAGTGCAGGTAGAGCGTCTGGAGAAGGATGTTGCCGAAATGAAGGGCGACATCAAGTCAATTCTTGCAACCCTTGATAAAGCAAGCGGTGGCTGGAAGATGCTTATGCTTGTTGGTGGACTGTCTGCGGCCATTGGCGGATTCATGACAAAGCTTGTGACTGTGTGGCCTTTCGGTAAGTAATATGGAATTCTCAAAATCATCTTTGGCGAAACTCAAAGGGGTGCATCCGGATCTTATCCGGGTTGTTATGCGTTGTGCGAAGGACTGGAAAGATAAAGAGACGGGCTTTATCGTTACTTGCGGACCCCGCACTCTTGAAGAGCAAAAGATCCTCGTGAAGAAGGGGGCATCCAAAACACTTCGTTCTAGGCACATCCCGGCGCAAAATGGGTACAGCCACGCCGTTGATCTTGCCTTCACTATTAAGGGTGAAGTTAAGTGGGATTTTCCACTTTATGATCGCTTGGCAAAGGCTATGAAGACTGCCGCAAAGGCGGAAAAGGTCTTGATTGAAGCTGGAATTGACTGGGTTTCTTTCAGAGATGGACCTCATTTTCAACTGCCGTGGAAGGAATATCCCGGCACTAAAACAGGAAGTAAGAAATGACGAAGGATATGGTTTGGGGTATTGCTCGCGCTGTGCTTGCGGCTGGTAGCGGTTATCTTGTTGGTACTGGCCTGATTGATCAGGCTATGGCCTCTGAGGTTATTGGTGCCATCGGTGTGATCTTCACCGCCGCTTGGTCGGTCTGGTCGAAGAAGTGACATTAATCGAGGCGGCGCTGCTTGCGGCTGTTCTTACTGGCTTGATCGCTGGTGGGTTCCTTGTCGCACAGCGCCCCTCATTCTGGTTTGGGCTCGGAACTGTCATGATTCGCGCCGGGATGCCACATTTGATTAAATATGTCACCAAAAGGATGCCTCCAGAGCAAGAAGCCGAATGGCGTAAATGCCAGCGGCAGGGTGGTAAGTGGAACCACAGAAAAAAGCGGTGTGAATGATGGCTATAGGTCGCGGAAATATGGGCAAGCAAACCATCCGCCCCGGCAAGGTCAGCAGGGTAATGAAAGAATTTAAGGTCGGCACTTTGAAATCAAGTTCTGGCAAGAAGGTCAAGAAGAAGAAGCAGGCCATCGCCATTGCGCTCTCTGAGGCGCGCAGACCCCGCAGACCCCGCCGTCCAAAGAGAACACTTTGATGAGCAAGAAGAAGAAGAAAGTAACAGCACCTCTCACTTATAATCCGGGGAAAGGCCGTCCCAAGGAATATCTTGCCTATCTTAATTATCAGGAGATGCAGGCTCTTAAGCGTTTAAACGGAAACAACCAAGAAAGAGGCCCGAGAGGTCTTCCTTCTTTCCCTCCTGCTGGAGCAATGAGCGGTGGTTCCGCAAAGAGCCCCGCCTCCACAAGCAAGGAGGCAGGTGCCGGGTCAAGGCCATCCAGCGGTGGACCCCGTTCTGGTGAGAGAGGTTCTGTTTCGCCATCCTCCGGAAGCTCACGCGGTTCAAATCCTCCCGGTGGTGGAGGCAGCGACAGCGGTAATAGGCCGTCTGGTGGCATGATGGGTGGCACAGGCTCTGGGGGTTCATCCAGAACCACTCCTTCTCGCGCGTCATCGGATAGGGAAGCTATCGATGCTGCAAACAAAGCAAATTCTAAGATCGCGAAAACAACCCCAGCGCTTAAGAGCGATCTCTCTCGCTCAGTAAGTGCCAAGCCTATGGGCGCTTCTGTGGGTGTGAATTTCCCCACGGGCGGGAAGATTAGTGGTGCCATTAAAAGCTTGCAGACTCCGGCAGCACCTTTAAATCAAAGTGTAAGTCGTGGAGTTACAGTACCTACCGCAACAATCCCCAGCTATTCTTCTCAAGAATTAATTAACAGAGCAAAAGCAGTTTCTCGTGGTCCCGGTGTTTTGGCTGCCCCACGCCAAGAGCGCATCGCAAGAACTGTTGCTTTTTCTGAGAGTGTACCGGGGCTCAGGCAACCTGAAATGGCCAGCCAACTTCAGAAAGCTGCGCTTTCTGGGAATGATCTTTTTGAATACAAAAATGCTACTCCCGAGCAGAAGGCTTTGATGGATAGGATTTCATCAACGGGTCTTCATGTTTCTATGAAAACAGGGCTTGACCCGCGCCTAGTGCTTGGACAAGCACTTCACGAAAGTACAACATCAAAAAATAAAACTCGCGTTTCTCAGCTTGCCCGCGATTACAATAATTTATTTGGAGTAAAGGCCACTGGCAAGCCGAAGGAGTGGGACGGAGTGACCACTTGGAGCGGCGCAAGTTCCACTATGCCAACGGGAGAATATTACGGCCCCACTCAAAAAATGTATAATGAGGGCTTCCGTGTCTACGATACTCCAGAACAAAGCCTGATGGACTACGGGCGTTTGATTGAAGGTAAATATGGAGCGGCTGGAAAATTTGACAGCATTGCTGAGCAAGCCAAAGCAATAAAGGCTGGTGGATATGCAACCGACCCAAAATATGCAAAGGCTCTGACAAAAAGTGCAAATCGTGTCAGCGTTACGCCAGATGGCGTTGTTGCGCCCGCTACATCAAGCAGTGCTGAATCTGCTGGCCTGATGTCTCTCATCCCTGACGCCGTAAAAATCGGAGTTGCCAAGAATTATGCAAAAAAAGTCGGCAAGGATCTTGCTGGGTATTACAAGCAAGGCATTGAGGGACTTCAGGGATATTTCGGGGCAGATGCAGAGACTCCCACGGAAGCAGTAAAAACAGGGTCAAAGATAGTTAATCTTGAACCCGGTGATGTATATGGCCCCAAGTATGTCGCCCCCGAAGTGCAAGAAGTGATGAGGAAACAAGGAAAGCTCAATAAGGCCGGAATCAGTGGGATGAAAAGGGTCCCCGGTTTTGGAGCCGTTGTGTCTGCTGGTGACGCTCTCACTAAGCTTTTTACCGGAGATACAATTGCTGGTAGTAGTGCAGATCTGAAGCGTGAATACATGCAGGCTTCAGATGAGGGGAAGGCTGCGCTTGAAGATGAATACCCGAACCTCACAAAGTTCGCGAGCGATGCTGGCCTCACGCCAAAGCGGGACATGAGCAACTACACGAACTGGGCTGAAAAGTCTGGCCTTCGTGTGGCTCCTGATCGCAGAGGTGGTGGGGAAAGCTCTGGAATTCTTTCTCTCACCAGACAGCCAAAGGGGGACGAAACAACAACGCCGGAACCCGAAGCCCCGTCAACATCCTCCGGAAGCCGCCCCGACATCTATTACATGTGGGATCTTGGTGTGAATGTTCCATCTCCGGGTGATCCGAACTATACTCAGTATCAAACATACTTGGCTGAAAGGCTCGCCGCTCAGCGGGCAATGGGATACGTTTGATGTCGAATAAGCAATCTATTGGCTCTGTTGTGACGCTTCACAAGACCAAGCACCGCCGCAGGGCAAAGCCTTTACATCTGCGGGGTTCTAAAAAGCTTGGCCCGAAGAGCGGAAACAGGGGCAATAGAGGAAGCTTTTAATAAAGTCGGGCAGTGAGCATTTGGGTTGGCGGCTCCTTTAATCGGCGGAATGCCTCTCGGAGCGGGGCTCACATTGAGGTTTAAACATGACAACAAGCGGCACAACAATTTGGAACCCCGACATTGGGGAGATCGTGGAAGAGGCCTACGAGAGGGCTGGTCTCGAACTCCGCTCTGGATATGACCTCAAGACGGCTCGCCGCAGTCTTAACTTCCTTTTGACCGAGTGGGCAAACAAGGGGTTGAATCTTTGGACTATTGCTTCCGGCACTCTCACACTTGTACCGGGCCAGAAAACCTACACCACCGCTGATGGTCTCCCGGCTGATGCAGTGGATTATGTTGAGCATTTAACCCGCACAACCAATGCGGGAATCCCTACCGATATCTCGCTCAACCGTATTTCTGTTTCAACTTATGCCAATATCCCCACAAAGGAACAAACTGGCAGGCCATATCAAATCTACGTAAACCGCGCGACAGCCTCGCCGCAAATCACGCTGTGGCCCGTTCCCGACTCCAGCACGCCATACACGCTGGCTTATTGGTATCTGAAGCGCCTTGATGATGCCACCAATCCTATCAGCCAAACCATTCAGGTGCCGTTCCGGTTCTACAACGCCTTAACTGCGGGGCTGGCATACCACATTGCGCTCAAGAAGCCCGAGGCTCAGGACCGTATTTCGATGCTAAAGGATCTCGCTGACGAGGCCTTCCAATTGGCCGCTGATGAGGATAGAGACAGGTCAAGCGTAAGATTCACCCCATTTGTTGGATATAGTTTCTGATGTCGTTCTATGCTTACCTACATTGCAAGCCTGACGGAACGCCTTTCTATGTTGGTAAAGGTAAGGAGCCTCGCGTAAAGCGAGTTAATCGGTTGCACAATAAAAATCATGAATCAATTGTGCGGGAATTTGGGCGTGAGCAAATTCTTGTTGGAAGTCTTGAGTGCTCATCCGAGAGCATTGCATACGACCTTGAGAAGGGTCTCATTAAAAGACTTCGAAAAATGGGAATTGATATTGTAAACTTAACTGAAGGCGGAGGCGGATGTGGTGGCTTCAAAATGCCAGATCACGCCAAAAGAAAAATCAGCGAAGCTCTTTCAGGGCGCAAATTTTCTGATTCTCATATAGAAAACCTCACGAAATCTCTGCGCGGAAGAAAATTACCTCCGATAAGTGAAGAACACAAGGTAAAGATCGGGGCCTCAAATTCAACAAAAAAAATTGGAAACAAAAACACTCTTGGCCGCATCTGGATAACCAACGGACGACAAAACCACATGGTAGATCCCGATTATGACATTTTAGATGGATGGGTTAAGGGGATGACAAGGAGGGCCTCTGATTGAGTGTTCCCTACGCAAGAGGTAGACTAAGTTTCGGGTTTTGCGACCAATGCGGGCAGCGTTACGACCTCAACGAACTGAAAGTGCAGGTTGTTGCTGGCCGAGCCACAAACCTCAAGAACTGCACCTATTGCCTCGACAAGGACCATCCGCAGTACTTCATTGGCCGCGTTCCGATCAATGACCCAATTGCGCTTCTTAATCCCCGCCCAGACACTGCTCAGGTAGAGAGCCGAGAGCTTTGGGGCTGGAACCCCGTTGGAAACCCCGCAGTTTACGCCACAGGACAGGTTGGGATTATTTCCCTTGTTATTAATGGCGTTAAGAGCCAAGTCACCTACTCAGGTGAGATGTAAAGAAAGAAAGAAATAAAATGGATAAGAAGAAGCCCATTGGCTACAGCAAGAAAGACACTTCAGAGATGAAGGCACTCATTGAGCGCACAGAGCCCAAGTCTGGCGACTATGTTGGCTCTGGCACCGTCACAACCGTACCGAAGAAGAAAAAGAAGATGAAGCGTATGATGGATGGTGGTATGGCCCACACCATGTCTGGAAATCCGGGCAAGGGGTCAGAGGGCCCCGGCATGCCCAAGACGGGCGGCATGGCCCGTGACGCGCGGATGATCAAGCGGATTCAGGAGAAGTTTGGAAAGATGTCTTCGCGCTTCCCGGGATACAAGCCCGAACTCGCAAGCCCGGTTGACACCCGCGATGAGCTTAAGTCTTATCGGATGGGCCTCCGTGATTACAGGAAGGCAAACCCCGGAATCAATCCTGTGCGTGGTCCGCTTCCTGCACCTCCGGCAATCCCGCCGAATCGGCCCGCTATGAAGGGCGGCGGTCTTGCTCGTAAGGGCGTTGGTATGGCTCTCGCCAAGGGTGGCCTTGTGAAGGCAAATGGCTGCGCTCAGCGCGGTAAGAGCAAGGGGAAGATGGTATAATGGCAAAGCAGAACGCACGGCTTAAGCTTCCCTCCGATGCCACAGTTGAAGGTGGCATGAGGCGGGGTGTGAATGTGGGCAATATGAAGGTGCTGAAGAAGCCGCTCAAGATGCGTGGCGGTGGCGCTGCCACACGGGGTTTGAAGATCTCGGAGAAGCAGGGCTAATATGTCCTTCACCTACTCACAGCTTGTAGACGCCATCCACGGGTATCTCCAAACAGATGCCAATGGCATCCCGACTGCCGATATGAACACAATCATTCGGCAGGCGGAGCAACGTATCTATTATGATGTGCAGATCCCTGTTCTGAAGAAGAACGTGACGGGGACATTATCGAACGGCAACCGCTACCTCTCGACCCCGACCGACTACCTCGCCACATATTCAATTGCGGTAAACAACAACAACAATTATGAATACCTCCTGCCGAAGGATGTGGCGTTCATGCGCGAAGCCTACCCTTTAACCACCACCACTGGTGTGCCGCGCTACTACTCTCTCTTCGACAACGACACGATCATTCTCGCACCCCCTCCAAACTCTAACTACGAAGTTGAGCTTCATTACTTCTATGAGCCTCAGTCGATTGTGGAGGCAACATCCGGCACATGGTTAAGTGAGAATGCCGAAACCGCTCTTTTGTATGGATGTTTATTCGAGGCTTATTCTTATCTGAAGGGTGAAGCGGATCTTATCTCGCTCTATGCAGGAAGATACAATGAGGCCATCGAGGCTCTTAAGGTGATTGGCGAAGGCCGTAACCGCTCCGACACCTACCGCAACAATGAACCGAGGATTGTACCGAATTGAGTCAGGGATTTGGGATTGTTGGGTCTTTTCTTGTAAGAACCACAAATGAGCGGGGCTTCACGGTTGAGGAGGTCGCAGAAGATCTTCTCAACAAGCTTATCTTCATTTCGAGCGAGTCTCATCCTGCCATCCGCGAACAAGCGATTGCGTTTAAAGATCAGATTCGTCCCGTGATTACCCACTACATGAAACAGGCTGTGAGGTCAGACAGGACCACGCTGGCAGCGCAGCTTTCAAGCCAAGGCCATATTGATATGGCTGAAATTATAAGGAAACTCTGATGGCCATCTCTACAGCTATGACTACTTCGTTCAAGTCCGAACTTATGTCGGCACTGCACGACTTCGACAACCCCGGTGGCAACACCTTTAAGATTGCGCTCTACACTTCATCCGCCACACTTGGTGCCACCACCACAGTTTATGCCGCAACAAACGAGGTAACAGGCACAAACTACACTGCTGGTGGCAACACGCTCACCGCAGTGAGCCCGACCACATCCGGCACCACAGCATTTATTGACTTTGCGGACACAACTTGGTCTTCGTCCACGATCACGGCCAATGGTTGCTTGATCTATAACAACACGAACGCAAATCGTGCGGTTGTTTCGCTTGCGTTTGGCTCGGATAAGTCTTCCTCAAATGGCGACTTCCAGATCGTGTTTCCCACAGCAAACGCAACAGATGCGATTATCCGTATCGCATAAGGTGTTTAAATGGCAGTATCCGTCAAGCATTTTTTTACATCCGGTATATCTGACAGCGGAGACGCGACGCTTGTTCAGCCTTCAAACTGGAATGAAGAGCATGTTCTGACTTTAGCTACAGGCAAGCTGCTTGGTCGTTATTCAGCAAACACTGGTGCCGTGCAAGAAATCACGATATCAACTGGCTTGTCTCTTGATGGCAGTGGGAACCTCACATCAACTGGTGGGATTACCCTTGCAGAGGCCCGCAAAGTGGCGAGCCTTCGCATATGATCCTCGACAGCACAACACGCAAACTTCAGATCAGCCTTGCTGGCACGGTTGCAACAAACCAATGTCCGGTAATCGTGGACTATGTAGATTTCACCGCATCCGCCACGACCCCCGCCGCTCAAGCATCCATCACCAACAATGTAACGCAAGTTGACATTTTGAGTGCCCCGGGATCATCCACTCAGCGCAAGGTCAATAGCATCAGCATCAACAATGCCGACACGGCTGCGGTCAGTGTCACCATTGTGCTGGATGACAACGGCACAGACTATCAAATCATCAATGCGATGGTACTGCCTGTTGGTGAAACATTGACCTACACTGACACAAATGGTTGGGCAGCATCGTCTCGCACAGGCGGCGGTGCTGAAACACTTCGCGAAGATTGGGTTCAAGAGTTTACGTCCAACGGCACTTGGGTGAAGCCCGGTAATTGCCGATTCTTTATGGTTGAGTGTGTTGGTGGAGGCGGTGGCGGTGGAGCGGGACAAGGCAATTCCTCAAGTGCCAACGCACGCGGTGGTGGCGGTGGTGGGGGCGGTGGTAAGCGCAATCGCGCACTATTCCTTGCAAAGGATTTGCCCGCGACTGTCAGCGTGACTGTCGGCGCGCAGACGAGTTCAGCGGCTGGTTCCTCCAATGCTGCGGGTGCGAATGGTGCGGGCGGTAATATCAGCAGTTTCGGCACCTTGCTCTACGGCTACGCTGGTGGTGGCGGTGCGGGCGGCGGGCAAACTGCTAACACGGGCGGCGCTGGAGGCGGTGGTGGGGGCGGCACATCTTCTGGCAGTAATGCCACTTCTTCTACGGTTGCCAATGGCGGCTCGGCAATGAATACTTCATCAATTAACTCGGATTATCCCGATAGCATTGGCGCTCGGTCAGCCTTCAATAGTTTTCTGGGCGGTGGTGGTGGGTCCACAGCGCAATCAGGTGGTGGTGGCGGTGCCGCTGGCGGATCTTCGTTTTTTTCTTCAGCGGGTGGCGGTTCAGGCGGCGGTCTTGCAGCATCTTTTTTCGCATCAAATGTGGGTGGCGCAGGTGGAAATTGCGGGGCAAGTGCGACCGCAACAGGCGGCGGTGGAACAGCCGGACCAGTTAATAACCCCGGCAGTTCTGGACTAAGCCTCCCCGGATACTGTGGTCAAGGTGGAGGCGGCGGTGGCTCTAACGGCACTACCACTGGCGGGCGCGGCGGCGATGGTGGTTTCCCCGGCGGAGGTGGCGGCGGTGGCGGTGCTGGAACATCAACGGGCGGTGCGGGTGGAATTGGTGGTGCTGGCGTAGTCAGGGTGTGGGGATGGTAGGATGTTTCTAACAACTACAACTCAAAAACTTCAGATCGTTCTTGGTTCCGCAATCACGACCAATCAGGCACGTGTCGTTGTTGACTATGTTGACATGACATCTTCTGCGACTACACCGGGAGTGCAAGTCAGCAACACAAACAGCACAACTGCGGTTGATATTCTGGCGGCTCCAGCATCCAGTACACAGCGCAAGGTAAATGCAATCTCGGTCTGTAATTACGATACAGTTAATATCTCCATCACCATCGTCATAGATGACAACGGCACAGATTATTCTGTCGTGCAGAACTTGACGCTTGCTGCAAATAGCACTCTTCAGTTCACTGATGCGCGCGGATGGTATGTCATCAACTCGGCAGGACAGATACTCGTCAGTAATGCGCCAACATATTCATTTGTTAGAATATTTACTGCATCATCTACTAGCTGGAGCAAGTCAGACGCGGGCGCTGTCGGCATGTTCTATGTTGAATGTGTAGGCAGCGGTGGTGCTGGTGGTGGAGGTTGGGGTGCGGCGGCTGGCAATACGAGGAGAGGCGGCGGGGGCGGCGGTGGCGCAAAGCGTGCAACCGCTTATTTCAACGCCGCTGATATTTCGTCTACAGTAACAATTGACGTTTCCCAGACCACGACTGGCGGTGCAGCGGCTACCAACGGAACGGCTGGCGGCAATTCTTCCTTCGGCACTTACCTCATTGCATATGGCGGCGGGGGCGGCGCAGGGGCAACGACCAGCGCGCTTGGCGGTGGAGGCGGCGGCGGCGGTGGTACAGCAGTGGGCGGCAGTTCAACATCTGCCACTGGAGCGGCTGGCGGGGCTGCCTTTGTTGCCAGCGCAGCCGCAACAACATATGCAACTGACATCGGCGGCGGGGGAGGTTCGACCACTGATGCCGGATCAAGTTATCTCGGCGGTGGCGGTGGTGGCCCCGGCACTGCAACGGCGACAGCTTATGCTGGCGGGGCATCTGCTTTGTCGGCTGGCGGTGGAGGTGGTGGTGGCGCAGTTACCAGCGGCAATGCGGCGGGAAATGGCGGGGCTGGTGGCAACGCCGGATGGGCTGCAACAGCCGCAGGTGGTGGCGGTTCTGCTGGTTCTGCCTCCGCAGGCGGAAACGGCTCTGCGGGAGATAGCACCAAGTGTGGTCAAGGCGGTGGTGGTGGAGCGGGTAACGCTGGTGGTACTGGCTACGCAGGTGGAAATGGCGGCTTCCCCGGAGGTGGTGGAGGCGGTGGAGGCGGTGGCACATCCACGGGTGGTGCGGGCGGAAACGGCGCGGCTGGCCGCGTAGTGGTTTACGGGTGGTGATATGATACTTGACGCAACAACAAAGAAAATCCAGTTGCTACTCGGAGCCACTGTCGCTGCCAATCAGTGTGCCATTACGGCTGATTGGGTTGATTTCACATCCACCACAACAACGCCGGGGCTGACGGTTTCGTCCAGCAATGACGCCAGCGCGGTAGACATCGTTGCCGCTCCTGCGGCTTCTACGCAGCGTAAAGTAAATTATCTTAGCGTCTGCAACAAAGACACTGATTTTGTCGCCGTCACGATCCGGCTAAATGACAACGCCACGACCTATAACTATCTTGCGGGTTTCCTCCTCGCTCCCAATTCTACGCTTCAATACACCGATATGAACGGGTGGACGGTAGTAGATGCTGCCGGAAACATCGTTGTGGCGACGAATGCCGTAAGTAATATCCAAGTTTTTAGCACCAACGGAACTTGGACGCGGCCAAACAATGCCACCTATTCGCTGGTTAATCTTTGTGGCGGGGGCGGTGGAGGGTGCGGTGGAGCATCTGCGGTAATTAACGCATCAGGCGGTGCTGGAGGCGGTGGTGCCAAGAGAATGCAGATGCTGTTTCTTGCAAATGATCTTCCGTCATCAGTCGGTGTGACCATCGCCTCGGGTGGTGTATCTGTTGCTGCGGCCACAGACGGAAACGGCGGCGGAACGTCATTGTTTGGAACATTCCTCACGGCCTATGGTGGTGGAGGCGGTGGTTTTCAAAGTGCCACAATTGGTAGTGGAGGCGGTGGCGGCGGTGGTGGCACAACGGTGGGCGCTACCTCAACAAATAGTGGGGGAGCGGCTGGTGGCTCTGCATTTGCAGCATCCGCCGCAGCAACTTCATTTGCTGACGATAGAGGAGCGGGCGGAAGTAACGGCTCAACTTCTGCTGTTGCGGCGTCAAATTCCTATCTTGGCGGTGGTGGTGGGGCTGGCTCGGCTTCAACATCCGCTGTGAGCGGCATCGGTCAATCTGGAGGCTCTTCTTGCTTCTCTGCCGCAGGAGGTGGGAGTGGTGGCTCTTTAATCACTTCTACTGCCTACAATGGCGGCGCAGGCGGCAACGCTGGCATGAGCGTGACAGCCGCAGGCGGTGGCGGTGCTGGTGGCACAGGTGATGGCGGGGCTGGCACGGCTGGGGCAGACGGCGATTTCACATCAACAGGCATGGGAACAAAGATGGGACAAGGCGGTGGCGGTGCCGCTTCAGGCACCGTGACTGGCGGTGCTGGTGGCAATGGTGGTGTTCCCGGTGGCGGCGGTGGCGGGGGCGGCGGTGGCGGCACGACTGGCGGCGCTTCTGGTGCGGGCGGTAATGGCCGCTGTGTGGTTTATTCATGGTGAAAGAAATGACAGCAATCAGATACGCAATGATCAAGGACGGCATCGTCCAGAATATCTCCCTTTGGGATGGCGACACGACACGTTGGCAACCTCCCGAAGACATGCTTGTGATCCCCGCACCCAACCACATTGGTATGGGATGGTCTTATGATGGCGAAAATTGGAGCGAACCAGTCCCTGCTCCACCTGAAGAGTAATAAATAAAATGGCTGGTGCTTTTTACGGAAATGCGTTTTACTCTGGCGCGTTCTACGCTGACGGTGGCGTAGTAAGTGTTAGTGTGAACGTGACTGGAGTTCAAGCGGCATCCGCTGTTGGGTCCGTTTCCGTTCAGGGCAACGCCAATGTTTCGGTTACAGGCGTTTCTTCAGCAGCGCAAGTCGGCACAGTATCAGTCATAGGAGCCTCAGTAGCTCTGGTTACTGGGGTTTCTGCCAACTCTCAAGTCGGCACCCCAACTATAACCACAATTACAAATGCCCATGTGACCGGAGTTTCGTCTACTGTCACCGCTGGTAATGTAACAGTAGCTGGAAAGGCCAATGTTAATGTTGTTGGTGATGCCGCAAATGGTGGCGTTGGAACAGTTGATGTAGGTGCATCTCAGGAAGTTAATGTTACTGGCGTCTCTGCTGTTAGCGGGGTTGGTAGTGTTATAATTGGCATAGGCGTAAATGTTGGGCCTTCTGGCGTCAGCGCAACAGGCGATGTTGGTTCCGTTGTTGTGAGGCTTTCGTCAAACTTGTTGGTTACTGGCGTAGAAGCCATAGGGTATGTAAACGATAACCTCCTTATCTGGAGCCTTATCAACACGAATCAAACCCCTGACTGGACTGGCATATCGGATGGTCAGAACCCGAATTGGACGCCAATCAACGACTCAGATTCTGTAACTTGGACGCAAATAGCGGCATAGGAAAATGGCATCAACTTATTCTCCCAATCTTCGCCTTGAACTGATCGGTACTGGTGAACAGCAGGGCACATGGGGCTCCACCACCAACACCAACCTCGGCACTCTCCTTGAAGAGGCTATCGGCGGTTATGTTTCTGTTGCAGTAACGGATGGTGCCGACACCACCCTCACGACAAGCAATGGCTCCGCAGACCAGTCCCGTAACATGGTGATAAACCTTACGGGTGCTCTTACGGCCACCCGTAATGTTATTTGCCCCGCGATTGAAAAGCTCTATGTGGTGAAGAATGCCACCACTGGTGGTTTTGCCGTTACGTTCAAGGTTAGCGGCCAAACTGGTGTGAGCATTCCAAATGGCTCCACCTACTTCCTCTATGTTGACGGCACAGATGCCCGCCTGATTAATGGGACCATTGCGGCTCAGAACTCAAATAATGTGAGCATCACGGGCGGTTCTATTTCGGGCTCCACTGTATCAAATTCATCGCTATCAAATGTCTCGGTTGTGGCGAATGCGTCCAGCCTGAGCGTGAGAGATAGTGATGGATCGAATATCCTTTCGATTGCCGTTGGGTCAAACCTCACAGCCAACACAATCCTGACCCTCACCACTGGCGCAACGTCAAATAGAACGCTTGATATTTCTGCCTCAAACGTGACGATTTCCACCGCTGGTGCGGCTCTTATCGATGACGCGGATGCCTCCACTCAGCGCACCACTCTTGGTCTCGGCACAATCGCGACACAGAACGCTAACAACGTGAGCATCACTGGCGGCTCCGTAACTGGCATCACGGACTTGGCTCTCGCAGATGGCGGCACGGGCGCAAGTCTTGCTGACCCCGCTGCAAACGCCGTTCTTGGCTGGAACGACACTGCCAATGTGATGCGATTCTTCACCGCCGGAACAGGCATCACGATCAACGCCACATCAAACACCATTTCCTCCACAGCATCCACAAGCGGAGCCTTGATAAGAGCCCCGCAGATTCTCACCACAGGAACAAGCTACACAACACCAGCAGGGTGCAACAGCATCTATGTTGAGGCTGTTGGCGGCGGCGGAGGCGGTGGCGGCGTTGATGGTGGGAGTACCACCAGTCAAGGTGCTGGCGGTGGAGGCTCTGGAGGTTACGCGGCGAAGTATTTCACCGTCTCTCCGTCTACCTCCTACACCTACGCTATTGGTGCAGGCGGATCAGCAGGCAACACCACTCCCGGAAATGGTGGTACTGGCGGGAATACCACATTTACAGTTGGAGTGACAACCCTTACGTCGAACGGCGGTGCGGGCGGGGCTTTAGCTGACCAAGGCAATCCGGGTGCTGGTGGATCTGGTGGTGCTGCGTCAAACGGAGACTTGAATGTGACGGGCTCTGCTGGTGGAAGCGGAGTTGGTTCAGAATCAACGGCTATCACCTACGGCACGGGCGGCAATGGAGGCAGTTCTTTTTTTGGTGGCAGTGGGGTTGGCTTCACCAATGGTAATGGCAGCGGTGGTAGCGGAACGTCCGGATCTGGCGGCGGTGGTGCTGCTACATCGCTCACAAACTTTGCCCAATCAGGCGGCGCAGGCGGTGCAGGTCTTATACGAATTTGGGAGTACACATAATGCG